CATGCCCGGGGCAAAGCGGACGAACAAGATGTTCGACGCTGTGCCGCCGCTTGCGCTGGAGAAGCACGCTGCGGTGCTTGAGGCGCTGCTCTCCCCGCGCAATCAGGTGTGGTCAAAGCTCGTCGCCAACGACGAAGCGCTGCAGGAAGACATCGAGGTTCAGCGGTATCTGGACGCGGTGAACAAGCTCTTGTTCCGCGTGCGCTACCGGCCGTCGTCCAATCTCGCCAGCCAGCTTGCCGAGAGTTATCTCAACCTTGGCGCGTTCGGCAGCCAGGGCATGTACATCGCCGACGACCTGGGCAAAGGCATCGTCTACAAGTCCTGCGGCCTGCACAACCTCATCTTCGCGGAGAACTTCCAAGGCGTTGTTGATCGAGTGTTCAGGCACTACGAGTTTGACGCCACGCAAGCCGCTGAGGCGTTCGGCTTTGACAAGTTGCCGCAGTCGCTGAAAGCTGCCTACGAGTCCAAGAGCCTGCAGAAGTGGAAGTTCATGCAGGCAGTCGTGCCGCGTGAGCTGATCGAAGACGGCCGCGGGGACTTCGGCGGGATGGCGTTTGCCTCGCTCGACATCCTGATGCACGACTGCACCGTGATGCAGACCGGCGGTTACCGCGTGCAGCCGTATGCGATCAGCCGCTACACCAAGAGCAGCGACGAGGTTTATGGCCGGTCGCCCGCAATGCTCGTGCTGGCCGACGTGAACATGCTGAACCGCATGAACAAGGCCACGATCAGGGGCGCAGAGAAGGCAGTCGATCCGCCGCTGATGACGATGGACGACAGCCTTGCTCCGTTCAACCTGACGGCCGGGGCGATGAACTACGGCACCTTGGACAACCAAGGGAACCCGACCGTGCAGGCCTTTCAGAATCAGGCCCGCATTGACATCGGCCTCGACATGATGGAGCAGAAGCGCGCCCTCATCCGCGAGGCGTTTTTGCTCGACCTGTTCGCGCTCATCAAGGACGCGCCGGTCTACACCGCCACTCAGATCATCGAGATGGCGAAAGAGAAGGCCGCGCTCCTGTCTCCCATCATGGGGCGACAGCAGTCGGAACTGTTCGGCCCGATGACGGCGCGGGAACTCGACATCCTGAGCGCTGCCGGGCTTCTCCCGCCCATGCCGGATGCGCTGATCGAGGCCGGCGGGGAGATCACTGTCGAGTACCAATCGCCCCTTGCGATGGCCCAGCGTGCCGAGACTGGCGCGAGCATCCTGCGCACGTTCGAGGCTATTGCGCCCCTTGCGCAGCTACCCGAGGGGCAGGAAGCGATGCGCGTGTTCAACATCACCGAATCCATGCTCGAACTCGCCAAGGTCAACGGCTACCCGGCCAAGGCCCTGCGGTCGCGCGAGGAAATCGCCGCGCTGGATGAACAAGCCCAGCAGCAGCAGGAAACCGCGCAGCTACTCCAAGCCGCTCCCGTCGTTTCGCAGTCGCTGGAAAGCCTGGCTAAAGCCCAAGCGCTCGGCGCCAACGCGGCATGACAAGCGAGCGTTGGAAGGCCAAGCTCCGACTGTTCCGCCTGTCGGACTCCTACAAGGCCTGCTTTCTGGATGAGAACGGCCGGCTTACTGAAGCCGGTGCGCGCGTGCTCCGTGACCTGGGCAAGTTCTGCCACCAGCATACGAGCACGCTCAAGGTTTCGCCTGTGACCCGCAGCGTTGACACGCACGCGATGGCCGCAGCGGAGGGGCGCCGCGATGTCGCGCGCCGAGTGTGGGCCTACATTGAGTTGCGGCCCGAAGACCACCCCGACCTGAAGGGACCCGAAGATGACTGAAGCCACCGCCGCGCCGGCTGAAGCCGCTGCGCCTGCCGCTGCGCCCGCTGCGGCTCCTGCCGCTCCCGCTGCTGCGCCTGCACCCGTTGCCGACTGGATGGCCGGCATGGACGCTGCAACCCGCAGCTTTGTGCAGTCCCGTGGGTTCAAGGCCCCCGCCGAACTCATGGCGACGCTGCAGAGCTACGACCCGCCCGAGAGTCCCGACAAGTACGAACTCCCCGTTCCTGAAGGCGACCCGGGCGAGTTCGCAAAAAAGGTCGCGCCGATCCTGCATGGTGCCAAGTTGTCGCCCGCTCAGGCCCGCGCGCTGGCCGAGGGCTGGAACAACCTGAACGCGCAGGAAAAGCAAGCCGCTACTCAGGCGCAAGAGGCCGCAGAGCGCGAGGCCGCAGCAGTCGCACAGCGGCAGCAGAGCGAACTCAAGGCCGAATGGGGCTCGAAGTTCGACGCCAATGTGGAAACTGCGCGGCGTGCCATCCGTGCGGGCATGGGCGCTGCTGGCATCGCTGAAGACCAGGCCGCCAGCATGATCGACACGCTGGAGAAGCAACACGGGTTCGCCGCGGTCCACAAGTTCTTTGCCGCGCTCGGCGGGCAGTTCACCGAGGCCCGCGCGCATGGGTTCGGCGCACCGCCGCCCATCGAGCCGAAGTCGCTTTACCCGAACAGCAAGATGAACCCGTAAGGTTTCAATCAGGCGGAATGTCTGCCGAAAGTTGGAGAAGGATGCAGGCCATCGAGTACCGATGGCCTCTTTGTTTTCCGAGGGTAAAAAATGCCTGTTCTCTCCACCGCCAATCCGACGCTGCTGGATGTCAAGAACTCCCTGAACATGGACGGCTCTGTCGCCATGATGGTGGAGGCCCTGAACCAGACGAACGAGATTGTTCAGGATGCGACGTTCCTCGAAGCCAACGAGCTGACGGGCCACACGACCAGCATTCGCACCGGCCTGCCTGAGCCGACGTTCCGCAAGCTGTACGGCTTCGTGACGCCCTCGAAGGCGACGCAGATCAAGGTGCGTGAGTCGATGGGCATGCTCGAAGACTACGCCGAGATCGACAAGGCGTTGGCCGACCTGAACGGCAATTCGGCCGCGTGGCGTGCGCAGGAAGAGATGGCGCACATCGAGGGCTTCTCGCAGAAGCTGGCGCGCTACATGTTCTACGGCAACGAAGCCACCGAGCCGGAAGCCTTCACCGGCTTTGCTCCGCGCTTCAACGATCAGGCCGCCGTCAACGGCGAGAACATCCTGACCAGCGCCGCGACGCCTGACAGCACCGACAACGCCTCGATTTGGGTCGTGGTGTGGGGTCCGAACACCTGCCACATGATCTATCCGAAGGGCTCGCAAGCCGGCCTCCAGATCAGCGACAAGGGTCAAGTCACCATCGAAAGCGGCGCCGGCCGGATGGAAGCCTACCGGACCCACTTCAAGTGGGACACCGGCCTTGTCGTGCGTGACTGGCGCTATGTGGTCCGCATCAACTACGACTTGGAAGACGTGGTTGCCAACGGCGCCACCGGCCCCGTGCTGCGCGACCTGCTGGCCCGCGCGATGCGCCGCATCCCGAACCTGTCGGCTGGTCGTCCCGCGATCTACATGAACCGCGATTCGCTGGACGCCTTCGACCTGCAGATGAACCGCGACCCGCTGCTGCAGTTCGCCACGCAGGAGAACGCACAAGGCAAGTTCGTCACGACCTTCCGGGGTGTGCCGATCCGCCGCGTCGACCAACTGCTGTCCACCGAATCCGGCATCTAAGGAGCCTCGAAGTGATCCTCGACGAACTGACCGAATTTTGCGACGCCACCGCCCTGAACACGGGCGGCGCCGGAACCTACAACATCGGCGATCAGATCGACACCCGCGCCCTTCCCGGGATGATCGACCCGAACGTGACCAAGGATTTCGGCTTCTCGGAGCTGTACCTGATCGTTCGCGTCGCAACGACCGCGACCTCGGGCGGTTCGGCCACCGGCACGTTCCGTCTGGTGTCCGACGCCATCGCAACGCCTGACCTGTCGACGGCCACGGTTCACGTCGTGTCTCCCACGTTCACGGTGGCGAGCATGACGGCCGGCACGACGCTGCTGGCTCTCAAGTTGCCCAGCGGCAGCTACGAGCGCTACATCGGCATTCAGCAGATCACCGGCACCGCCGCGTTCACTGCTGGCGCCATCGATGCGTTCCTGACCAACGACCCGAACGCCTGGCGTCCGTACGCTGACAACGTGAACTGATGAAGATCGAACTCGGCAAGCCGGTGGAGCTGGTCGCAGTGGAAGAGGGCTTCCGTGATGGGGCTCTCGTCCACAAGGGTTCGACCTTCACGTTCACGCCCACGAAGCTGGACAAGAAGACAAACGAGCCGCGCATTCCGAAGTGGGCCGCTGTGCCCGGCGATCAGCGACTGAAGCCGAAGCCCGAGCGTTCGGGCGACATCCGGCCCGCTGCTGCGAAGACCGCCAGCCGCGTGAAGTTGGGCGACATGGCGATCACCGATTGAGGTTCCTTGTGGCAACAAGCCTTAAGGCCGCCTAGTGCGGCCTTTTTTCTAAGGTCAAGTGATGGCGCTGTCTCAGGTTCAGATCGTCAACAAGGCACTGACCACGCTAGGGCAGGACCGCGTTATCTCGATCAACGACGACACCGAGGCGGCCCGCGTGATGCGGTCGCTTTGGGAGATCACCCGCGACACCCTGCTGGCTGGCTTCCCGTGGAAGTTCGCGATCAAACGGGCAGAGCTTCCGGCGTTGGCCGATGCGCCGCTTGGCACTCAATGGGCGCTGCAGTTCGCACTCCCTGAAGAATGCCTGCGCCTCGTGCAAGTGGGCGAGGACGCATGGAACTACCGCGCCACGTTTGAGAGCTTCGCGCTTGAGGGCGGCAACGTCCTGACCAACGAAGCCGCGCCCCTGTTCGTGCGCTACGTCCAACGTGTCGAAAACACCGGGCTCTGGCCCGTCTTGTTCGGGCAAACGATGGCCGCGCGTCTGGCTGTGGACGCGAGTGAAAAGCTCACGACCAGCAGCACCAAATCGCAGGCTGCCGCGGTTGCGTATGAGGTGGCGCTTCGTGAGGCCCGCCGGCAGAACGCCATCGAGCGCCCGCCGCAGCAGATGGCCGAGTCTGATTGGCTCGCGTCGCGGGACGACTGATGCCGCGCGCTGCACCTCTGGCGAGTGCTTTCAACTCCGGCGAACTGTCGCCCCGGATGGGTGGCCGCGTAGGCACCGAGGTCTATGCCTCTGGCTGCTACCGGATGGAGAACTTCATTCCCGACATTGCCGGCCCGGCCATCAAGCGGGCAGGCACGGAATACATCGCAGAGGTAAAGAACTCAGCGGTTCGGGCATGGTTCATCCGCTTCGAGCTGACGGCCGGCGAATCGTTCATGCTGGAGTTCGGGAACCTCTATGTCAGGTTCTACAAGAACCGCGCGCCCGTGCTGTCTGGTGGTG